AGGGGATATAGTTAAAATCGACCATTCTTCTGTTATGCTCGTATTGGCTAATAGCATTCTTTGACCTTAGGAAGTCAATTAACTCTGTATCCGATAGCTCAAACAACTTCTCTGCTGTCTTCTTACCACACTTTGCGAAAACAGGAGCAATGTTATCACTCTTGTCTCCACACAAATATTTCATAAATAAGTCTTTCTTAGGAGAATTTGTTTCCTTGAAATACTTACTCTTTTCGGTAAGCATCTTATATTTGAGATCATAGAGTTTGACACGGTCTGTTGTAGCCAATTGTAGATAATCCATGTCGCTTGTAATAATATAACACTTTGCCTCTTGGTCATTTGTAATAATATGCTTTACAGCCAACGCAATCACATCATCTGCTTCTAACTTAGGATGCTCAAGAATACAGTTATCTCCACATATATCTTCAAATAAATGTTCACTATAAACTAAGCTAAAGAAGTGGCCTTCCATTGTGCTATCTGCTCTTCCTTGTTTGTATTGACCGAAGAGTGACATTCTCCAAATATCTGACTTACGACAATCTTTCCCTACAAATATTCTATATGGACTACCTTTCTTAATGCCAACATTTTTGGCAATTACTTTAATTTTATCAGCAAATATCTTCCTGAATTTTTCCTTGAATTCCTGAGATTCGTTAGGAATAATAGGTTCATCTTTTTTAGCAAGACTCCACCAATTTTTAAGAGCATGAAACCTAAAGAAGATGAAATAACTTGCGTCAATAAAGATGTAATTCATTCTTAAAGCTTTTCTGTTAACCTATGACAATCACTACCTAAATTACTTTTCTCTTTCTTTGTTTCAATTTTATCGTTCTATTCTTGTATTTCTGTTTTCTGTTCAGCCTTGATTTCCGTTTTCCAGCAGTTTGTCCTGTAGGATTCATTCTTCTATATGGATTTGGTATATTTTGAGGAAAATATTGATTGTAATTACGTGTCCTATATGGATACATCATTCTTTGTCTATACCGTAAGGGCCTTTTAGGAGCTGGTTTAATTAGTCGTTTAGGAACAAATTGGTCTAAATTTGGTTCACCTATGTCAATGTTTAATATATTCTTGAGAGAAGAACGTAATTTTCTACGCTTATCGGAACATGATAACTCTTTTTGCTTACGAAACGAGACGTTAGTCCCTTTGACTAAGAATAAAGCTACTTTGGCTTCAAAAGAAGGTTTTGAACTGGTTTTTGTCCACGACTTTAAGCTCTCTGAATAAATACTATAGTCTTGGGATTGTATTTTCAAGACACTTCTTTTCTTAAAAATCAAAGAAATAGCCAGTTCTATATTATTTTTAATAACACCAGACTGAGTTGCTTGTTCCAAATTAGTATACTGTGTTTGACCACGAGCTCTTGCAAAGTCAGTCGCTCTAATTACAGATTGTTCGGAAGTCAAAACACGGACCAAATCTTTAGCTGGTACTGTCAGACCTTTAAACTCGCCTGCTTTCTGTATATCCTTTTGAGAAATGGCGAAATCAGTAGGTATTAATAGCTTGTTATTTGTAGTAATACCACTCATCGCCAAAGAATAAGGATAATCATTTGATAAAATTTCTCCCGTTATATCCATCAAAATAGTAAGAGTTGCTGTCATAACTATATTATTATGACATATTATGTATGTTGTAAGGCATTGACATAGGTTACTTGAGCTTCCATACGCTTCTTTTTATTGACTTTTTCAAGAGTCTCAATAGCTTTACGCTCCTCTTCTGGAGATATATCATCCTCTGGTTTAATACGAGTATTCATTAATCTATGATGCTCAATAACTTTTTCAGGAATAATACATAATTTACTATCCTCATTAAATAGATAATCAGCTAAAACTACGAATGCGGCTGTCACAATAAGAGATGTAATCAAATCACGAGTGCCCACCCATGCCATAGCAAAAATCACTATCTCTTTGGCAACACTATAACGCAGGAAATCCTCCTGAGTCTTGCTAAGGTTGATTGTCATATGTCTAGCACCAACATTCAATAATAACATAACAATTCCTGCGAAGAACTTGCTGTTATTAAGAGAGCTTGTAATACTCTTTATAGAACTGATTAAATTATCCATCTTATTTTATGTCAAGATAATTAAGTATTTAGTAAACAAATTCGAACGAAAGCATTTTAGAAACCTAAACCATATTTTCCAGTTATATTATTAAAATAGTTGGATACTTTTTTCGTATTGTCTCTGAATCTTGTTCGTAATCCACGGTAGGCTTGTCTATAATGCTGCCTAATAAAGGGCGTAAAAGCTTCTTCCAAATGTGGCTTATTCTGATTGTCAATAAAAGCATTCATGATTAAAAAACTCAACAAGAAAAGTCCTAATATGATTAATATGAATCGCGGCATATACATATTTATCATATTTTCAATTTTGATTTAATCCGTCTTATCAGTCGGTAGCTGGTTTGAAGTCTTTGCCCTAAGTTGTTCTTCGGCATCAATACGTGACCCAGCAGTAGTCAACTTGAACTGACAATTAGACAAACATGGATTACATTCTCCCTTTAAAAACTCAAGGTCTGGGAATTTAGTGGTTAATTCACTAATCGTCACTTCAGCTCCATCTAACATTACTTTGTTGTCTTTACAATGAGCTTTCTGCCAATCCTTGTTTGACAAAACAGTTTTATCTACAGTAACAGTTTTAGCGGGTTGAATTTGAACCTCAGTTTCTTCGACAGAAATAGCTTTATCAGTCTCCATTGAAGTAAGACCTTCTGTTAAACCTTCCCTAAAGCTGACTAGCAAGATAATTCCAAAAATAGCCCAAAGTGTATCAATTGTTGCAAGACTAACAATAGCAGCGATAAGAGTAGCACGTCCTAGCATAGTGTTAAAGAAAGAAGTCATCCAGCAAGGACGAACATAAGAGATAACAAGAATTGCTCCTAAGATAAGAAGATCTAGTTTAGCGTTACGCATAGTATATACATAACCATTAGACAATTTTAGGACAGAAAACAAATAAAAATATATGTTGGTTTTATAGATAATGACTTCTTTATTAGCATCAGCAGCCTTTTTTGAAGCCTCAGATGTTGAAAAAACAAAACAAAGGAAGAACAATGCTGCTAGAACTATAAAAAAACGTCCATCTAATAAGAGTGTCGAGGCCTTAATGAATATAACAGCTGATTCAGATGATGAGGGTGATTATGATGATTTTAAGCCTATGAAGCCTGAGCTCACACGGGTTCCACAAACAAGAGAAATGACACAGGACATGCCTAACCATATTCCATCAGCAGCACAAATAAAGCAATTCCAAGATATTCCTTCTGCTCAACAAGTTCCAGGACAACAATCAGCCTATCAATATACGTCTGCTCCATCTAATTATAACTTAGCACATCAACCTCCGCAATATTTGGCTTCTGAAGTTTCGTCACCACCAGGACAACAAAATGATACTCCAGTAGATATCAATAGTCGTCTTAATTACATTATTCATCTTCTTGAAGAACAACAAAATTCAAAGACTAGCACAACAACTGAGGAGCTGATTCTTTACTCCTTCTTAGGTGTATTTACTATTTATATAGTTGACTCGTTCACAAAAGTTGGCAAGACCTATTCTAGATAAGAAAAAGAATTTGTTCTCCTTTTATAGGCATTGTTTTATAGTTATATAGGTAGATATAGAATGTTTCTTTTGCTTCATATTGTTTGACCTTGCTTTCAAATAGTTCTATTACTCTATTGTTCATTCCTAAAGTCCAAACCCGCAAATAACGACAAGAAACTGATTTTATGGTTAACATAATACCACGGCTAAAGGTAGCAATGACTGCTTTTCTGAAAACTATAGAGTCTTTCAGTCCTGCTTCATTGTCAAACAATGAACAAATACAGTCCAATATTGGATTGTGTTTAGTGCCGTTTTTAAAGTCTCTAAAAAAGATGTATCCTAGTGTTTTGCCTGCTACATTACATCCAATAATTTGTAAACATCCATTCTCTATTAAAGAAAATAAATTGCTTACTGATGAAACAATATCCATAAGAAAGTAGGTTTGATGACTTTTTACAAAATCAATCAAACATCTAATATGCTCTGTGCTTTTAACTAGAAATACAGTAATACCTGTTTGACGAGAAAAATCGTAATCAAGGTCAAGGTCAATTTCGTAGGTAAATACTTCAAACTCACTTACTGGAATAGCTTGTCGAATTTTTTCATTTTTAATAAACACTGAAACTGGAATGTTTGTATTATTTGACCGTTGAAAAAATTCGTGTGTTTGAAAGAGATGGGTTTCTATGGTTTGTTTCTTAGAGCTAGCTGATTTAGCTATATAGAATAAATCAAGAAAGTAGGCTTGAAAACTATTCTTGCCTTTTCGGACTTTAATAGGTCTAGATGTCAAACAACCTTCATCTATTTTTCCTGGTGAGTAGAAGGATATGTAAATAGGATTATTAAATCCATGAAAGAGTTGTTGAATATATTTTTGATTTACATATCTGACATCATTGTTGTTTAAAGATTCACCATGATTTACAAGCTTTACAACTCTATCTAAATATTGTGAGTCTGGCTTATCTGTTGTCGTAACATGTTGTTCATTACAATATTTGTTCCAAGAAGGCAGTTCGGTATCAATTACACCATCTTTACTAAATTTGTTGAACAAACTAAAAGGATGATTCATAGGTTGTTTTCCCCAAAAGCCAGTTCGATAGATCAGTCTATAACTAAGAAACAAAATGACTAGTATAATAATTAGAAAAATGAATGTATAATAAACAATTGAATGTGATAAAACGTGAAATAGTTTAATTGTATTAGATGCTATCATTCTGATGGAATCTAAGATTTGTGTATAATATTCTTAATTTAGTCTTACTTATTGATACTAACTTATTCTCAATTTGGTTTTTGAAGAATATAGATGTATTGATAATCGTATCCAGCATGTAATAAGTCAATTTGGGCAATTTGTATAAAGCCTGAATCTTGAGCCTCAGATAATATCTTCTTTTGAGGCTGCATATAGTAAACTTGGTTGTTTTGACGAACAACTTTGCTTCTATCATCAATAAAAATCTCTTTATAGCGTGCTAAATCATTAGGGAAAACCTCAAAATGTCCTTTGTATTCAAAGTCGTCAAACTTTGCCCTTGTCTCCATCAACCGCTCCTTGGTGAAATCCTGAGGAGCAAAGATATCCAATTTGTTTCCAACTGGCAAGATTGGGTCAAATCGTTCTTTATTAACAAGATGAAGTGCTAAATAACCTCCAGGTATTAACCAGTTATAACAATTCTGGAAGAAACGTCGTTTGTCTTTTACAGAGTAAATTGTCATTCCAAGACACAAAACATGAGTTATTGATTCAGAGGGAAATAAAAGTGTGTCATTAGCATCACCAACGCGAAAATCACCTTGAGGATAATTCTGCTTAGCTTTAGAAACCATAGATGGACTAATATCAATGCCCAAAACTTGAAGACCAGATTCTACTAACTTTCCAACATGATGACCTGTTCCAGAACCTATATCAAGAATAATTGATTCACTACTTGGATGGGTAATATTTATGATTTCACCAACTTCAAAGTCATTCTTAACTTGGTTGAAGACAAGAGCATCGTAGATGGAACTATAAAATTCGTCAAACACCTCTGGACCCTCCTTCATAATAAATGATTGAGATTGAGTAAAACCTTCTTTATGCTTACGGGTAAATGCGAACATAGAAATAAGTAATAGAATGGCAAGTGATAAAGCTATTTTGCCCATAACTGGAATTTTCTTGATAGCATCCATGATTGCTTGCGTGGTCATATCTATGTATTAAGTCGATAATTTTTATGTGTCAGCTTGATATATGTCGGATTCTGATGCTTATATAAATGATATGAGAACACCTGCTGACTTTGCTGGGATAACCTTTTCTTTATTTAAAAGAGCGTCTGTAAAGCGGTCACTATTAGAAAGTATATTCAAGGGAAATATTGAAGAAGCAAATTATTGGGCAGCTGAATTAATTTGTTGTGGTTGCTTGATAGAATTATGGGAAGTTCTTTTAGAAGTGTTAGGCCGATATATATACACTGCTAATGCAAAACTACCGGTATTAGTAATGAAATGCTTTAATGATTTTAGAATGATCGCATCAGGAAATGATGACCAACTAGGACTTCGTAATAATTTAAGAATAAGAACAATATTTTCAGAAATAGTAACCATTTTATGCTTATCAAGGAAGAAGAGTAAAATTGAATATGTGAAGATAGATGAAGTTCAAGACTTTGATTTACTAAAGCTTAGCTCTAAAATGAAAGCGCCTAATACTGATTTCGCGAGGGGTATTATTCAAAATGAAGACCCTTCTGAAGTATTTGTAGCTGTTAATGAGCTGAGCTTTAATATAAGTCAACCCATTCGCAATAGCATGTTGGCTAATTATTGGATTGAATGGATTCTTGCTTTTGAGAAAAAGTGTAAGCAAAGGAAAGAGCATTGCCAATGTAAAAGAAGAGATTTTGCTCCACAATCTGATAATACAGGGAAAGATATCTCGTTTTTGATTTGGGATGTTCTTCTTAAAGAAACAAAACGAAGAAATAATAAAGCATTACTTACTATTGTAGAAAACATTCTTGAACTATTTAAAATACGATACTCATCTGGAGTCAAACGAAAAAGAAGACATTTACTCTATTTTACAGTATCACTTCTTTGTGAACCATTAGACCTAAGCATTCCTGCGATAGGAGACGAAGTAGTCGTAAAATCAGTAGTAAAGAACATTAGTTTAGTCTATAGTCAGGTCAAACAAAGCCAAGTGGCATATAAAGATTTTGTTCCCAAAAATCAGAAAGAAAAGCAAAAACTAAAAAGTCTTGAGAAGATTAGTATATTGCGAACTATGGGGATGTAATCACTGTAATCACTGTAATCACTATTGCTTTATTCTTTGTGTATTGTATAGCTAAATGGATTACTTAGCAGGAGCAGCAACTATGCTTTTATTAGATGGCGTTTATTTAAACGTTGTGAAAAGTGATTGGCAATCATTAGTCAGAAAGATACAAGGTGAGCCTTTACAAGTCCGTATGATTTCAGCCATTGGAGTTTATGTATTAATGATGTTCGCAGTATATTATTTTATCATTTTGCCAAAACGTAG